GGGCGCCATCGCATCCATGCCGCCAACGGATGCCATCGAGTGCGACAACCTAATCAGCAACAACCTAGGGCTTTCGATGCGCGGCGGGTGGCGCGAATACGCATCCCACATCAACGCAGGCGCCCCGATTCGAACCGTGATGTCTTATGACTCGGCACCGACCGCAGCGCTATCGCCCCCGCTCGCATCGTCCAAGCTTTTTGCCGTCACTGATAACGGGATTTGGAACATCGAAGGCGGGGGCGACTTCACAGGCGTTGCCGCAAACATCGCATTGAGCACCACGACGAACGCGGGCTACATGAACTATGTGCAGTTCACCGCGGCCGGTGGCGCGCAATATCTCGTCGCGTGCAGCGAAACCGATGGCGCGTTCATCTACAACGGCACCGCGTGGATGAAATGCACGAGCGTCGGCGGGCCCGGCCCCGGGTTCATCACGGGCGTTGATCCATCGACGTTCGTTCATGTGTGCGTGTGGAAAAAGCGCCTCATGTTTACGAAGCGGGCCAGCGGCGAAGTCTGGTTTCTGCCCGTGGGAGCTGTCGGCGGCGCGGCCCAGCTTTTCGACTTCGGCCCGACCCTGCTCCATGGCGGCATGGTGCTGGGGCTCGCAAACTGGACTCAGGACGCGGGCGAAGGGATAGACGATCGGCTCGTCATCATCGGCAGCTCGGGCGATCTAGCGGTATACGAAGGCACCGACCCGTCCAGCGCTACCGCGTTCGGCGCGGTGGGAACTTGGTACATCGGCCAACCCCCGGTAGGCCGACGCTGCTTCACAAGCACGGGCGGGAACGTCTACGTGCTAACGCAGTTCGGCGTGATCCCCGTTGCGCAATTGATGCAGGGCGGGCTAGACAACATCCTCACCAGCAGCACCGATCTACTGGTACAGCTTCGTAAGCTGCAGGACACGCTGAACGTCGATTTCCAAACGTTGATCGATACGCCCGGGTGGCAGCTAATCGAGCTGCCTAGCCTCGCGCTAATCCAAATCGCACGCCCAGGCGTCAGCGTGTCCGATCACATCCAATACGTGTTTCAGCAGCACTCGCTAGCGTGGTCACGGATTCTCGATGTGCCTGGTTTCGTGTGGGCGCGGCGCCTGTCGGAAATCTACGCCGGCACCGATGACGGGCGAGTCCTGCGCGTGTTCGACGGCTCCACCGATGGCGAAGACATCCACGGGAACGGCGCCTATGAAATCCGCGCACGACTGACGCCATCGTTTCAGTATTTCAACGCGCCCGCGGTGCGCAAACGCGCGCTGATGATCCGGTTGCAATTCCTCGCGAAAGCGAACCCCGCTTATGCGGTGCGCATGAATGTGGACTTCGAAATCAATCCCATCACCGGCACCCCATCGGCAGGCGGCAACACGGGCTCTCTATGGGACGTGGCGCTATGGGATGTGGATGTGTGGAGCGGCGGCGCGGTCGCGTTCGGTGAATGGCGCAGCGTCACGGGCCTGGGCTACTCGCTAGCCCCGTCGATCTTCATCAGCTCGCTACAGGCGACCACGCTGGCAAGCATCGAATACATCACCGACGCAGGGGGCCCGCTATGAACCGCACGTTTGAGCAGACCGGGCGCGGGCAAAGCATGGTTTCCGAATTCTTCGCGGCTCGCCTGCAGCTCCAGCCAAGCGCCGACTTTCGCGGGGTGCTGCACATCCCGACCGAGTATCAATGCCAGCCGGCATCGATGGATCACGTTGCGGTCGCGGTCGCGTTTCAGTCGTTCATTGGGCGCACCTGCTGCATGCACACGGTTATCCAAAAACCCGAGTTCGTGACCCGTCGCATGGTGCGCGACACGTTCGCCTATCCGTTCGATGTGTGCGGCCTCGAATGTGTGCTGGCCCTGGTGGATAGCACCAATGGCGCCGCCCTAAGTTTCGACTCGCGCCTCGGGTTCCGCGAGTTCCACCGCATCCCGCACGGGGGCCTAGAGGGCGATCTAGTCGTTATGCAGATGCTGCGCGCCGATTGCCGCTGGCTTCGCATGCATTGAAAGGAACACCATGGGCGGCAAGAGCGCACCCCCTCCCCCGGACTACACGGCAGCGGCCGAGAAGACCGCGGACAGCTCCAAAGAAGTGACCAATATGCAGACCTGGGCCAACCGGGCCGATCAGGTCAGCCCGTGGGGTTCTACGCGCTGGGGCACACAGGATGTAATCGATCCGGCGACGGGGCAGCACGTCACCAAGTGGACGCAGAACACCGACGTAAGCCCCGAGCTACAAAACGCGCTCAGTTCGCAGCTAGGGCTGCAAACGTCCCGAAGTCAGCTAGCAAGTTCGCTGATGCCCCGAGCGCAGCAGGAGTTCGGCCAGCAGATGGATTGGTCGCAGCTCACGCCCTGGGCGCAAGGCCAGATGAACGCGGGCAACCTGCGGACCACGACGAACCCCTATGGATTCGGCGACCCGCGGGCCAGCACGCCCGCGCTACAGAACCGGCTCGACTATTCCGGCCTACAGGACGTGCAGGGCTCGAACCAATCGCGCCAACAGGCCGCGGATGCGATCTATCAGCAGGCGACTTCGCGCCTCGATCCCCAATGGGCCGGGCAGGAGCAGCAGCTACAAACGCAGCTTGCGAACCAAGGCATCACCGAGAACAGCGCGGCGTATCAAAACGCCATGGCGGGACTGCAGCGGCAGAAAACCGACGCCTACCAGCAGGCCATGATGGGCGCAGTAACCGGCGCAGGCGCCGAAGCACAGCGCAATCAGGCGATGGACCTGGGGCTGCGTCAGCAGCAAGCGGCGGAAGCGGGCAACCAAGGCCAGTTTGGGAACGCTGCGCAGCAAGCGGCCTATCAGCAGGCGCTGCAGGCGGGGCAATTCGGACTCTCGCAACAGCAGCAGGCATTCGGCCAGCGGCAGGCCGCGGGCTCGCAGAACTTCAGCCAGCAGATGCAGGCGAACCAGTATCAAAACCAGATGCGACAGCAGCAGCTCACGGAAGCGATGCAGCAACGCGGATTCAGCCTGAACGAGATAAACGCAATCATCAGCGGGCAGCAGGTGGGCATGCCGCAATTCGCTGGGTACAACACCGCGCAGGCGAGCCAAGCGGTGGACTACTCGGGCGCAGCGAAGAACCAATATCAGGCGGGCATGGATGCCACCAATGCAGCGAACCAAAGCACATCGAATCTGATTAGCGGCGTGGCCGGCGCAGCGATGATGTTTTCCGATCGTCGCGTAAAGCGCGATATCCGGCGCATCGCTAAGCACCGTCGCGGATTTGGGATTTACAGCTATCGCTACGTAGGCGAGCGCGGCCCCCGCGTGGGGGTCATCGCCCAGGAGGTACGCCGCTACGTGCCCGAAGCCGTGCATTCGCTGCGCGGGGTGCTAATGGTCGACTACGCCGCTATCTGAAGGCCCACCATGAACCAATACGATTTGAACCCGAATGACCCGCGCGTTCAGGCCATGCTTGCACAGATGCGTGCGCAGCAAGGGGGCGGGATGATGCCCGGCGCAGGTGCTGCGATGCCGCCCGGGGGCGCGATGCCCCCATCGCAAGGGGTAGCACCTGCGGTGCAGGCCCCGCTGCAGAACGGCGCGCAGCCGATGCCGCCGCAAGGCGGGCCCAGCCCAGGCGCGCAGCTTGATCCCTCGATGGTGAATTCGGTTATTGGGCTGCAGGGCCAAGCGACGCAACGCGCGAACCTTGACCGACAGATGAAGCTGGCCGATGCGTTGCGCGCGAACGCGGGGCAGCAGCTCCAATCGCACAACGTGCCCAGCTCTACGGGCGGCATGACCGTCGCGCCGTCTTGGCTGAATGGTGCGGTGGCAGTGGGCCAATCGCTGATGGCAGACAAGCGGCAGCGCGAAGCCGAGCAGGCCGGCGCGGGTCTGGACAAAGAACGGCAAGCAGCGCAGCGCGCCTATTTCGATGCCCTCACCGGACAGCAGAAAAAGAAGCGTGACCCGAACGACGACCTAGGCGGTTTCGGTTCGCTGTCCGACTATTGAAAGGCCCGCCCCAATGGCAACGATGTTTCCGCAAACCCTCGGGGGCGATCCATCGCAGGCATACGCGCCTACGGGCTATGTCGTGCCGCCCGAGCTGCAGGCCACGCTAGACGCGATCAACAAGCGCCGACAGCAGCAGCCCGCGGCCATGTACACGCCCGAGCAGGTGCAGCAGCGCCGCGACGAGAACGAGCGGCAGTATGCACTCGGGATGCTGGGCGGTGTCTCGGGAGACGAAGGCTTGCAGAACGTCGGCGGGCAGGTGCTCAAGCAGGCGCTAGCGAACCGGCAAGCCAAGATCAGCGAACGCGGCACGACCGACCCGCTATCGGGTCAGTTCACCTACTCGCCTGACTATCTCGCGCAGCGTGACGACACGGCGGAAGCCGCGACACAGCAACGCATCGCGCAAGGGCGCCAGCAATGGGATTTGGCCCGCCAAGCAGCCAGCGATAAGCGCGAGCTAGCGCGGCAACATGCCGAAGACCGAGCCATGCTCTACGGGCTTGCCGCATCGAATCGGCCGGAAAAGCTGATAGCGGTTATCGGGCCCGATGGGCAGACACCAATGCTCGTGCCGCAGTCGCAGGCCGCAGGCATGCGCCCGGTATCCAGCGGCGCGGGGGCCGGTGGCAACGCGAGTGAAGGCGAACGAACCGCGGCGGGCTTTGCTTCCCGCATGCTGCACGCTACCAGCGTGCTCGACACGAACGAAGCAACAGGCCGCGCGACGAATGCGACGCAGGGAGCTGGAGCGATTCCACTTATTGGCAGCACGTTGCAACGCAACCTGATGACCCCGGCACAGCAGAAG